GACGCCCACGCTACTACGTTTTGATCTCTCTCATATGTTAACGAAAGTAACGTTCCATCTTCTAAAGTAACCCAAATTATAGAGTTAGGATTATTTTGATATGCAACTGACTTAATCTTGCCTTCGGTTATAACATCAGCAAATGCCGTCAAGTCAGGAGAAGTTAATTTCTCTGCCAAGTTATCATAAGTCATTTCCCTAAGCTTACGATTAACCGAATCTACAAACAATATCGCATTTCCTGCCCTCACAGGTTGAATAGGTGCGCTACCGTAATTAGTCTGACGGCGTACTGAAGAGTCAGTTGGTGTTATAGGCTTGTAAAGGTCACTAGCTGACATTTGCCACTCATCGCCAGAAGTACCTATAGCTAAAGAATTTAACGAAGCAAGCCAGAATATTTCATTCGTAGTTGTAGGACTTTGGATAAATGCATCTGAATCGTTAGTTCCTTCAAAGAAGTTATCGTAGTTACTTACCTCACTAAACCATACAGTTTGCAAGCCTTCCGCAGAGCCACCGTAAACAATTCTATCTGAATGGGAATCAACTGCCCTTGGGTAACCTCTAACCTCAGACCAAGCACCTTCAGCCCATCTAATCGTGGCATCAGTAGAAGCTAATTCCTTCAAAACGATCATATCAACCAGAATAGTTGAGGTATATCCGGTTATTCGTACAATTCCTGTTTGTGTGGACTCTTCTAAGGTTATATCAGCATTAACTTTACCAGCGCCTGTTAGAGTAGCAGTTAAACGATATTTAACATTAGTACCGTTTTCAACTGCAGCTAAAGAAAAGTTATTATCATTCTCAGAATTGTAAGTTCTGTAAGTATCCCAATCTGCGTCCCCGTCCTTGCGTTCAATCTTTACAGTACCTATCCAAGTATTTCTAGTTATAAAGTTCCATGCCCCTTCAACTAAAAGTTCATCGCTTGTCGTAGTTCCTGCACCTGACTGCTCAACTGTTGTCTCAACATTTACTCTGGGTTGTGTTATAGCCCATATTGAATCGACGTGACCACTCTCAAATATCCCTGAAGAGGCTGTTAAAGTACCTGTGTCGTCTACTTCAGTTACACTTGGCGTTATCGTAATACCATCGTTATTTGAAATATCATTCCTAGTTAAGAATGGCCCACCGTCAAATTCAATAATATCTAATGAAAACGCAGTAGGTGTTGTTCGAGATAAAGTCCTTGTCGGATACAAAGGATGAACTAACCTCATTACATCGCCAATTTGCTTAACCTGTATCAACGGAACATCAGCAATCAAGTAAGGCGTTACAACTTCAACAGGAGAACCGCCCGACACTAGGAGTTCACCATTATAGTAGAATCTTATATATTGATCACCAAACTCACATTGATAAGCAATCTCAGATGAATATATAAACCCAATCAATCGAACTTTCTCGTTAGGGTTCTTTGAACTATTTATATATAAAGTACCTGGTCTACGTTCTGCACCACCGTAAATAGTAGGAATCATATTATCAATAATACGACATCCCGAACTGTACTTCTCAGTATCACTTCTGCTATCTATCTTAGGTGATAAAAATCCAGCGTTAAATGATGTTATAAAGTAATTCAACTTCCAAGCCTCGAATCTATACGTCCTGTAGCAACATTTACATTACGAGAATCGTTCCAAGTATTTCTATTAGCTCGACCTACGGTATTAGTTTCCTGCCTGTCTATGGTTCTTACCTGAGCCATTAAAGGTCTAAGTTCTTCCATAAGTAACTGCATCAATCTTTTATCCTGAGACAAAGGCATCGTTAAATTAATAGCTAACCTAAGAATTAAAACCTCAGTAAACAACGAATCAAACTTAGCAGTATCATCAACCTTTTTAATATAAGTTATATCAATAGCAGATTCGTTAGTTAGAATCCTGTCGCCTTCAATAGAATAACTTAAATACGTAGGCCATCTGTCACCACTACTGTATACGTTTTTAAGCCTCTCAAAGTCAGTAGGTAAAATGAACTGATTATCAAACCCGAATTCAGGACTTACCGTATCTTCAGATAAACTAGCTCGTTCAGTAGCGAACCTCCACCAATGAGACCTAATCAAAGAGTCTTTAGTCTGTTCGTAGTGAGTTCTGCACTCTATAGCTTCGACAGTTTTATCACTATCAAAGTTATTAATGCGTTTAGCACCAATCCTAGCTAATGACTGATTACATAATGTAGTTATTGACATAATTAACCTCTAAAAATGTGCGCCAGAGGCGGAAAGGAGGAAAACACCTCCAGCGCACGTACAACAAACTTACGGAGCAATCTTCAAGAAGATCGGACCACATTCTGTAGTAGCAACTGTTGCCAGTGCATAACCTACAGATTCTACAATGACATCAGCAGTACGAGGGCCTACAGCACCGGCAAGAGCTACAGCACGAATAACATCCGTACCAATAGTCAATGTACCAGTTACAAGCGCACTTACTTCACCGTATGTCTGCAACCAGAAATAGTTAGCAGCAGGAACAGCGATATGCGCTACACCAACAGTAGAACCACTAACAGTAGTTACAGGAGCCTGAATTACATTTGCATAAGGATTAGCAATCAAGCGAACTGTAGTTGAAGTATCAGTAGCTGTTCTAAGGGCTTCCTGAAGAGGAATCTTATTACTTACTGAATGTGTCAGCAAACCGTGCGCATCGATTCGATACATAGTACCAAACCCAAGAGCAGCACTTTGATTTTCTACAACATACCAACCGTCACGGAAAGTATCCGCAGGTTGACTTGTAGTAGAAGGTGTTACGTAAGCAAATTCATCACCAATTACGCCAGCAGTAGCAACAACCAATGAAGTCTGTGCGGTAGTAGTAGCACCAGCCAAAGTAGCCTGTTGAATCAGGTCACCAGCAATAAGTGCAGTTCCACCAGCTTTAGCGTAACGGAATGTTTTACCATCAGGAGTACGCATTACAGTACCAAGAACGAATGCTTTTGTAGTACTTGTATCGTATATTCCAATCTTAGGACTCTCTGTGGTATTATTTAAGATACCACGTTCATAAGTAACTTTTTCAATAGTCATAATTATCTCCTATTATGGTGTTCCTGCTTTAGTTGCCATGAGCGCTTCGTGAACCTTTGCACCTTCAAGACGCAAAGCACCAAGTGACATTTCAGAATAAACCTGAACACTATAATTCTTATCATCACGTTCGGAAATACGGGATTTAACACCTTCCGCAAGACCAAGTACAAGACCATCTTCAGCCCAAGAAAGAGTACGTGTAGTAGTTCCTTCAGTACTATCTAAAGCCAAACGATTAGTAAAGAACCATGTAAATCCAGCAAAAGATTCTACTTTACCAGCAGCCAGTGCTTTTACGGTATTGTAATCAGCACTTCCGATTTCTTCGATATTAAGCATTACTTCAATCTCATAAGGAGAAACAGCCCAATACTTAGTAATATCAGGGTCTACATCTTCTTCATTATACAACTGAAGCATTGCTAAAATCTTTGCAAGTGTGATTTGTGTTTGGGTTCCAGGTGTTGCAGCAGTACCTAGAGTTGTAAAATCACCGCCACCATTCATACTAACTGAATCATTAGCAAAAGTAACAGGTGTTCCACCGGCAACGCCAGTAGCAGCACTTCCATAAGCAGCAGCAATAACAATATCATCCATCTTACGGCCTAAACCGTTAAATTGTGCCATTGCATACTTATTTGTAGGTTCGATAAGCATCTTAAGGTCGTCTTGCTTATCAATCAGTGTCGCTGTATTCCAATCGGTAGGAACCAAAGCGCGACGGTCATTAGGAATCTCATTCAAAGGTGTATCACCATGACGAGATACAATCTGCTGTACTTCAGCAATTCCGAGTCTTTCGTAGTATTTAGTTTTAGCGTTTGTAACTGTGTCCATCGTGACTTTACCAGCGAAGCGTGAGCCTTTCTGCTGTGCAAGGTCATAGATGTTAGCCGTATACTGTTCGGTAAAGGCTACATCAATTGTTGACATATCCATGATAGTCTCCAAAATAAAATTAATTCTTATTTTCGGTATAGCTACCTCACACGAGACTATCCTGCATTTATAGTCTGTTAGACTTTGAGTTTAAAGTTCTCCAACTACTGACCTTACGGCTACCAGTTACCCACATGGGCTACTTACTTGGATAAGCAAGTTTATATTTTTCAGTAATATCTCTCTGAACCTTATTATAGTAATCTCTGTTTTTACTCTTCAGTTCACCTGTCATATAACCCTCAGTTGCTTTAAGTACGGCAATTGCGTCCAAGGCTTCAGCAGGTGTTTCTCTCAGAGTCTCTACACCTGTCATGATCTTGCCTTCCATGAACTTCTTACCGATAGTTGCTAGGAAATCAGCTATTCTAGGACTATTGCCTATTTCACTTAAAAGAGCTTCTCTATTTTCCTCTGTAGTATTTTCAGTGATAACTCTTTCAGCAACATGAAGCCTTTCAGGGTAAGATGTACCCCATTCTTTACGCAAAGCTTCTTCTGTCTCTTTTACAGAGTTTTCTGCATCTAACTTCTGGCCTTCAAGACCTTTAGCTATACGACTAGCTTCAAATGCCATCAAAGCATCTGCCTGAGTTTTATTAAGACCTATCTTATGAAAAATACTTTTAGCTTCTGTCATAAGTTCTGGGTCAACATAGTCTTTAACTTCGTCAGGGAACTCAACAATATAATCGTCTACTGTTTCAGGTCTTCCTAATGCTTTATAGGTTTCTTCCCATTCTTCAGGAGATGAATTCTCGTTAGGCAACGCAATCTTGTCCTTACCAATAGCTTTCTGAGCATTTGTAAGCTGTTTCATTACGTCAGGAATACTCTTGACATTGTTAAGTCCTTTTTCACCCCTGATCTCTTCAGGTAATCTATCTTTCCAACCTTCGGAAAAATTACCATCGTTATCAGTCCAAGTGAAATCCTCTGTAACCTCTGTAGTTACTTCTGTCTCAATAGTTTCTGTTTCGCTCATTACGTGTCCTTTCTTCTTCTTTCTGTTTTGAAATCTGTGCGTTCATAGCTTCTATATTACCGTTTATATTCTTGCGTATGTTCAACATCACATATCGCTTACCTTCATTAAAGGTTGTCAGCCTCTCATTATTTTCGTCAAAACATGACCGATGCTCACCACATAACCAAGATAAATGATCTAATACTACGTTGCCATATTCAGATTCTTCAAGAGCTTTGAAAGCTAATGCAAGTTCCTTAACATGTTCTACTTGGTTTTTATTCAAGCTAGAGCCTCCATAACCTCTCCAGCAGGACTACCCGCTTCAGGAGCCTGATTGGTCTTTCCATAACCTTCAGCAGCCATTGCAGCCATCTCTAAAGCTTTCTGCTCTTGTAACTGTTGCGCCCTTGCTTCTCTCTTGGCTAATACTTCTTCTGCTGTAGCCATATCTTCAGGATTAACACCTAATATTCTACCTTGACGTCTTACGACCTTATCAAAGTTAATGTTATCCTTGACACCAGGTTCAATTTGTTCAATCTCGCCAACCATACCAACCCATGCCTGCGCGCCTTTAGCTTCCTGATTCTTAAGCGCCAATGCTAATTCACCTTCGTACTCAATACTTAGTACTTGGCCTTCAAGAACTTGAGGCGCAGGAGGTATCCTTCCATTGCGCATTAATAACATGAAACTTCTATCGATTGCTGGACCTAGCAACTCGGTCTGTATTCTATAAATAGGAAGACCTAATAGCCTTAGACCTTCTTTTAAAAGTTCAGAAATTTCTAATTGAGTTCTACGATCTCCTTTTAAATCAGATAACGCACGGAAAATATCTCTAAAGAATGCCCTATGTATTAATTCTTTCTGCTCATTCAAAGCTTCTACAGTAATCGGGAAATTACCTAACGCAGAGGTCTGAACGCCTTTTATAGTTCCTGTTTGCTGAACATAGTTCAAAGAACCCGGAGTTAAAGATACCTGTCCTTCAAAAGTTTCTAATACTTCTAAAGGTGGATTATTCCATCTATTAGAACATTCGTTAAAATCATACTTCATCTGGTTAAGCATCTTAACATCACTTAGAATCTCTGTACCTTGACCTCTGCCCCATTTCTCAGAACTTGACTTCATCCAACGAGCTACAGCGAATGGATTTTCATCAAAACCTTCTTCTCTTACAATATCCTGTCCCTTTTCTTCTACAATAATAGATTCAAAAGGCATATTAAGATTATCTGATAAATTTGAGTTTCTTATCTCTCTTGGCTTTACTATGTGAATGAATTTAATCTTTTCATCACTTTGTGATTCAGCCATTCTCTTAATGTCGTCGCTAATATTAGGGAATTCCTGTACAGCTTGCTTAGGAGTGAACTTAAAGCTCAAAATTACTGTATCTACAGTCCCTCTAGGATTCTCTAAGAATAAGTAATTAGCAATATCGTAATCTTTAAAGTTTAACTTACCTATCTGCGCATCCCATTCTGAAAACAAATTACCAGTACCAAAGACTATTAATGATCTCAAAGTCTCATTCAACTGAAGCATAAAGTTAGACTTAAATAATTCAGTGTGAGTTATACGAGTAACTTGTGATAACCATCTTTGAGCTTCATCTATAGAACTTATTTCTTCATTTTCAACAGTAAACCCAAAGAACTTCTGACCTGAAGGTATCATAGAACCAGACAAACCAGAAGCCATGTCAAAGGAGTCAAACACAGCAGTAGAATCATACCTTTTACGAGTCTTATCTTCACCTGGAGTTGTCTTATCATTAATCTGGTTCTCTCGAGGAAACATTAAATCAGCCGTATCCTGCCATAAATCCCTGAAATTACTCTGAGCAGCATACTCTCGATCTCGTAATTTAATTATCTCTTTAGCATCCATATTTAGCCTAACAATGTTTTCTTGCCAGTTTGAGGTGTTAAAGCACCTGCAAGAATAGTTT